CGGCTCCTCTTCTGCCTTGTCGATCTGCTCGTCCGTGATGTTGGTGAACACGCCCGTCTTGTCGGATAGCTCGCGAAGCTCCTTGAGAGTCGTCTTGCGACCCGTGATGCCAGCGTTGTATGAGGCGATGATGGGAGCTGACGCCTTGGTCGTCATCTCCGACTTGTCCTCCTCGGTCAACACGCGCACAGACGGAAACTTGAAGTCCAGGTCGTCCGGCACTTCCCCCAGCACGCTCATGCAGATCACGGGATAGAGCTTGGTGAGCTGCGGCTTCAGCTTGTCCTGCTGCTCGTGCGCGATTTTCTCCTCGTAGATGCGCTCGTCGGCATCGTTCGACTGCCCGAGGCCCGTGATCGTGCGCCCGAACAACCGCGTGACCGGAATCTCCGCTGCTCCTGCCACATCCATCTGAAACTGAGCGTAAACTTCGGCCAGACCACTGAACGTGAACTGATGGCTCTGAAGTTCGCCGTCCTCTCCCAGAATGAGCATGGATTGGTTCGACAGGAGCTGGTTCTGAGCGTTCATGCGCGCCTCGAACATCTGGAGCGCCTTTTGGCTCATGCCTACGCCCGACAAAAGTTGGGCTAGTTCCTTGTTGCGCTGAGCAAGAATCTGAGCTCGAAAAAGAAGTTGCAGGATCGACCACGAGGCGTTGTCCCGCTTGCGCAGTTCCTCGTACACAATCTCAAGAACGGAGATGCCCCAGTACAGTTGCGCTTGGTTCTCGGGTTTCGGAACTTCCGGTCCGGTGAATCTGAGGATGCGGCTCGTGTGAACGTCATACGTGACCGATCCGCCCGGCGGAGTAACTTCATACATTTCAGGCAATCCCCATTCGAGCGGACGCTCGATGTCCTGAGCAACGTTCCCCTTCGGCCAGATTCCGCTCCACCTGTCAAAGGGAATCAAGCCCAGATAACTTCCCGGATTCACCTCGTCCAAGTCCAGGGGCTCCGCCAGCTTACTCTCATGCCCCTTGACGAGAATCAGCGCACCTGCACCGCCGTACAGTCTAGACCATTTGATAGCTTGGTTGATCTTCAGCGGCGTGAACGTCCGCTCTACCACGCGATCAAACTTCTGTATGTCATCAGGGGGGAGCTGGGAAGTGAGATGGCACCACGACTTGGTCATGTCGTCAGAAGGAAGATCGACGATGCGCCGCGAGATCCAATGGTTTCGGTACAGGGTCAGCATGAGCCAGTAATCGTTGCTCAGCCTGACCATCTCGTATTCTGTGCCCTCGGCAAGCGACGGCGTGCCATAGCCCATCCTGGCCGCGAGGTTGCGGAAGTAATCGAAGCCAACGGACAGGCCGTCCCTGGAATCAAGAGATTGAACGATGGCTGGAGATTTCTTGGAGGGAGTTTGCTTCTTGTGCTTCTTGGCTTTCGGCATGTCAACGCCTCACATCAGCCGCCAGACCGGAATCTTGGTGGCACAGAAATATCTGGCCGCGTCACAATTGCTAACAAGGATGCCATTCGCATAATAGCACCCATGCTCCGTTCTCAGTGCAAAGACACTTGCTCTGCCAGCATCTTTAACGGCACTTTGGACAATTGAGGATTCTTTGATATTTATTAGCGAGGAAAGTCTCGCTGCATGTCGCGCAAATCTTGGGAACATCGTCCACGCCCGATTTACGCCTGGCAGCCGACTTGCACTTGTTAGAGCAGAATTTAGCGCATTCGCCGCGCTGTTTCGAAAGAAAATGCGCACCGCAGTTCTGACAGATGAATCCAACAGCCTTGCGTTTTTGCATCGCTTCTTTCCCATGATCTCGATGCCAGTCCAATCCTTCTGGTGATGCGTGCCATGCTTTAGCCAGTGGCCGTATTCTGGCAAGGTGCTCGAAATCATGAGATGCTTTCTTTCCAGAAAGCGAATCATGAATAGGCCCGGGCAACAATTCCAGATTGGTGATGTCATTGTTTCCGGTATCATCATCCGCGTGATGAACATCATAGCCTTTTGGAATAGCACCATGATATTTTTTCCACACTTCCCGGTGAAGGCTCTCCACTCTCTTACGACCATGAACCTGGCTCGGCCTGAAATAATTGCGGCTAGACCAGTCTTTAGCTTCTGGATAGCGCCTGAAAATGATACCGTTGAATGTTCTGGATTCCACTCGCATACTTGCTCATTATATCTCGTGGCATCAATCCTTGTCCAGCCTTTTCTCGTAGCGATTGGATGATTCGGCAGTCCTCGCAAGCGATGCCACTCGACAATCTGCTGGTCGGGAATTTCTCGGACTGTAAGGACTTTACACTGACCGAGGGGAGTAAGGACACGATCTCCGGCACGGAACTCTTCAATATTTCTTTCGCCATCAGGAGTCATGATTTTCGTTCCTGCTATAAAACATCCATGATCGCCAGATTTAATTGGCTCCTCGATCCCGCGCAGCGCCCTCTTAGGGTCCCAGGCGTATGTTTGGAACTCGGCGATCGTCGCCTTGCAGTTGTCACGGTGAAACCTTATCACACCTTTGGCCAGCGCGGTGGAAGTTTTTGAAATGCCAGACTGAACGTCGTTCACGGCATCCGTCACCCACCAGCCTCGGTTCGTCAGCTCCTGCTTGAAGCTGGCCGCGCTGGGATCGACCACGATCTGAGGAGATTGGTCATGCTCCGTGAACTCGTACAAGTCGTCGGCAAGCTCAGAATCCGTCTTCTGTTTCATCTCTTTGGCGGAATCCCAACGTTTTTCATTGTAGCACCAGGCCGTCACTCCATCATCGCGCCAATCCAGAAACACGTTCGGGTTCACCGTTCCGTAATCGACCGAGATAACGCGCTCACGAGTCTGTCCGCCCCACATCAAGCCGACAGGCAAGTCTTTGTCCGTGAACGTGCTCTCGTCTTTCCACGCGTCTCTGTAGATCACGCCCTCGGCCATCACCCACAAGCCCTTGATGTAGCGCTGATAGAAAAGCCCAGTGTACAGAAGCTCCTGAGATTTTTTGTACTCTTCCGTGAGATTCGGATTATCGTCCATCGTGCAATGCATCGAGTACAGCAGCCCGGCGTCCGTCAGCTTCTGGTTGTCCAGGATCTCTGTCCTCAGAGGATGAAGAGGCGTGTCAGCGTTGGTGCTGCCGTAGAGCCGCGCCCCCTCCGGCGACATGCGCGTGATGAGCATTTGAAGGAATTCGAAGGGCATCAGCGAGAGCTCGTCGCAGACCACGTAACCAACGGTCAACCCGCGGATGAACTTCTCCGAGCCCTCGTCCTTCGCTCCCATCACCGTCCATGTCGAGCGGTCGATTCTCAGCAGCCCGGATTGATGGTTGTAAGAGTACCTGTGGGGACCGATCAAAGAGAACAGATCGTTGAGCACATTCTTGAAAACGGTGTCTTTGGTTACTCCAGTGAGAACCTTCCATCCGGCGACGTTGTACCGGCAGCCCCAAAGAATCTTAGCATGCTGTGCCCAAGTTTTGCCTGACCGGACGGAGCCTTCTAGGATGCTGAGCTTGCAGTCTTCTTCGGGAGGGGTTTTGGCGAACCTTCCAAGTCTCTCTCCGAAGTTAAGTCGCTGGCTTGACACTGGATTGTTCCTTTTTCACCTGCTGAGCGTGCTCCTCGCGCCATGCGTCCAGAAGCTCTTGCAGTGGGTCGCTTCCCTCAGTCACCTCGATCTTGTCGCCATACTCCCTCGGCCTGAGCTTTGAGAGCAGCCAGCGCCGCGTCTCGATCTGAAGGCGTCGGTGCTCGATCATGTCGGCAACCTTGATCTCTTTTGGCTTGGGATTCCCGGCCCTATCCTTCTGACCGGGCCACGCCGTTATGACTTGCCCGTGCTTGGGAGTGTCGGCTATCGCGATCAGCTCGTCAGCCAGAATCTGAGCCTGATCCTGCTTGGCTGATTGATACATCTGCCTGAACTCTTCATTCAAGGAAAGCCATTTATAAACTGTCCTTGGGTCTGGAAAGGTAGGATTGCTGTCGCAGATGTCCTTCAGGCTGCGGGTCGTCGTGGCGATCTCGATGCAGATGCGAGCCGCCTTGTCTTTGCTGTACATGGGCGGCCTGCCGACAGGTTTCTTGACCTTGGGAGGCTGGCGCTTGGGCGCCTTCCCCATCCTCGACTTCATTAGTCGCTGGCGGGTTCTCAGGTCGAGCTTGCGCGGGGCCATGCGTCAGATATAGCAGCTATGGGGATGATTTACAAGGCGGGATTTAAATCGCTTCCCATGCTTTACGATTCTTCTATCGAGGCAGATGCCAACTCAACAACTTCAATCTCAGGAAATTCCTTTGGGATTTCCCGCACATCGCCATTATAGAACACCAGCACATTTTGATGGGTCTTTCCCAACTTGCGGTACTTCCCAAAGGCCGTCCCGATGCGGATGGGCAGACTTCCCACCGCCGTCACCAAAATAGCTTCGTTATAGAGCTTCATGTGGGCTGATTCAAAAGCTGCAATCGTATCGCTCACGAAGTTTCGGTAAAAGCCCTGCTTGTCACGATAATCTCCCACCACGAAGCAGGCAAAGCGATTAGGCTTCAGCATTCCGCAAGAGACGCGGATCACCTGGCGGTATGCCTCCAGGAATTTATCGTGGGGCATTGTGGAGAGATCGCGCGGATCATCCGAATAAACCTCCAAATCCCCATAAGGTGGACGGGAGAAGATGAGATCGTAGCTACCCGGCGCGAGGACCGCTGCTTTCAGGGCGTCGCCTTCAATCCACTGCACTCGACCAAAGCTTTTCTTTCCCGCCCAGCCGTTCGCCCCAGTACTCAGAATATCCTTTGCTTGCTTTCGGTTGGCCTCAAGCTGGCCCTTTGATAGCTCGATTCCCACGTAATCAAGGCCCAAGATGCCCGCCGCTATTCCACGCACACTCCCCCCAGCGAAGGGGTCGAGTACTTTGCTCTTGGGAGGGCAAAACCAGCGATAGATCAATTCACAGAGGGTGGCATCGAATATGCTCGTGCCGGTTGGCTGCCCATCGGCACCATATACTGTCTCAAGATATTCTTCCCCCGGCTTCAGTCGTTCAATTCTTTCCGCTAAAGCGTTCGGGGATGCGGACCAAGTTCGGGCCATTGCCTTTCTTCCACCTTTCAGAATTCGCTGGCTTGTATCGTCAAGCTGCCTGCCTGCCTGCCTGCCTGCCTACGACCCAGGTTAAATTTCGCATTCTCTCCCCGCATCAGATCTTGCCCGAAACACCGCGCGTTCTTACCCATCTATCGGCCTTCCCCTTCCATCACCCCGCTGCCTTTTGCTGTAGTCTGCCGCTGGCCTTGGTGAACCGCCCGGCGATGCTGAAATTCGTTT